CTTGATGAAGTTGTCGGTGCCCTGCGTCAGCGCGGGCTGCAACTGCGTCAGGATGCGGCCGGCCAGTTCCTGCATCGCCTGGCCGGCGAGCCCGAACGAGTCGCCGATGGCGTCGATCTTGTCGGGGTTGATGCCGTTGACGCCGTCGCGGAATCCACCAAGGAACGTCTGGGCCGTCTTCAGATTCTCCGGCAACTCGCGGAACGTCGGCAGCAGCGCGGCACCGCTCTTGCCGAAGATGGCCACCGCAGCCGCTGCCCGCTGGGCCGGGTTCTCGATGGAGTTGATGGCCGTGGCAATCGTCTGGAACTGCTGCGTGCTCGTCTGCGTCGCCAAGTCATCGACAGACAGCCCGAGGGTGGCGAGTGCCTTGGCGGCTTCCTTGCTACCGCCAGCCGCGTTCGTGATCGTCACCTGCGCCCTAGTGAACGCCTTGGCCAACTCCTCGCTAGATGCACCAGACAGGTCGGCCGCCACCTGCAGCGTCCGCAGTTCCTGGTACGAAACTCCCAGGCTCGCGGCTAGCTGCCGGGTGTTGTCGATGGCGTTGAGTGCCCCGCTCGTGAACGACTGAAACGTGTTCGCAATCGACGAGATGCCGCTGATGAACGCCTTGGAAATCTCCAGCGTCTTCAGCGTGGAAACGTCGCGAGCCGTTTGCTTGGCCGCGTAGCCAAGTTTCTGCAACTCAACGACGCCGGCGTTGATGCCCTGGGCCATGCCCACGGCAGACGCCGACAACTGAAATCCGATTCCAAGCGTTGCCATGTTTCACTTTTGGCCGAGGTCGGCCGCCATCTTCTTGAGCGTTTCTGCGATCTGCGTCGGGTGCTGCGGTGCCTTGCCTTCGATTGGGATGAAGTCGTGAGCGTCGGGAACGCGGTTCTTGCAGTACGGGGCCAGCACCGAACTGGCCAGCATTCCCGTCTGCAGCCACGGGTTATCCAGCGGGCGAAACCATCGGCTGTAGGCGATCCAGTACGAGAACTCCCGCGAGTCCATCGCGTCGATTTCAGCCACGGTTTTCTTGAGGTGTGAGGCCAGGTCGAACTTGAATCGCAAGCTCGGCCTGGCGTTCATTCCCCCGCCAGTTTCTCGATCTCCTCCTCAGTCAATGCGTTGTGCTTCAAGGCCGCCTTCCATAGTCCGTGGATCTGATCGACGCTCTTGCGACGCAGGGCCGCCACGCCTTCGTCGCCAGGGAACAGCAGTTCCCCTCGGTCATCGCACAGGCAGCGGGCAAGCAACTCGGAGCGGAAGTCGGGAATGACCGGCACAGACTTCGACTGCGCCTCGAGCAGCTTGACCTCGTAGCTGTCACGGTCGCCCACGGTCATGAGGCGGATGCAGACCTCGCCGCCCCACGCCTGCACCTTGATGATCTTCGCGTCAGTCGCCTTCTCAATTTGGTCTCGCGTCAGCACTGCCATGTGTTTCACCCGTCGAGGATTCGGAACGTCACGGTGTAACGGGTCACGCCGTTCACTTCGGGCGCAACGTTCAGTCCTTCGTAGACTGCCTTGCATGTCAAGGCGGCGCCGCCACCGCTGATCGTCAGGTCGTTCCGCAAGCCGTAGTTGCCAGTCGCTATGCCTGCCGTGCCGAGGCACGTCAGAGTGACGTTGCCGACTTCGTCGGTCCACGTAGAGTCGCGGCCTTTCGGCAGACTGCCGCCGTATGTCCACGCGAGGTCTGTGACCTCGGTGAAAGTAGCGGTGCCCCAGGTCGCCGTGATGCCAGTGCTGTACGTCGCCACGGAAACCTCCGTGGCTCAAGCCAACTGGAACTCGGCAGATCCGCGAATGGCGTCGTTTACGGTCAGCGTGACCGAAGACGAATTACACGTGGCAGTCGCCGAGACGCTGATGCCGCCAGTGATCGTGAGCGTGCCGGTCGCGTTCTGGGCGATCACGCTGGTGCCGATGTACTCGATGCTGACGCTCTTGCCGGTGTCGCCACCCTGCGTGCCCACGAGCGGGCGAGCAATGGAAAGAACGCTGGCCCCAGTGGTCTGGCCAAGATGGGAGATGTCGATGTTATCCGCACCGCCACCCGTGGCACCGAGCGTGTACGTGATGCTGGTGACGGTGTAGTTAACACCGGCGAAAGAAAACGTCGTGCCGGAACCGGAATGCGGGGTCGTGGCCATTCGTCAGCTCTCCTGCCAGCGGATGTCGTAGGTCTGCGTGATCTGGTACGCCGGTGGCATCTCGGCGCCACCGAGTGAGACAAAGTCATCGCTCTCGTTTTCGAGCGACACCTGATCCACAACCGTATTTTCCGACTGCCCCCCGTATCCATCCAGAACGCCACGCATGGCGTCGGCCACCTCCCGCGTCTGGTCATACGTGACGCCGTAAATCTGGTACTCCAGCGTCACCCGTGGCATCCCCATCGGGTTGCCGAGCGTTTGCTCCCGCTGGATGCCGGTCCGCCGCCAAACGACGAAAGGCAACGTGGCCGTAGCCGGGGCGATCACGGGGAAGACCCGCGTGCCCACGAGTGTGGCCACAGCCGTATTCCCGACCAACGCGGTACGCAGGACAGCCTCGGGGGATTTCATAGGCCGAAGTCTCCGTATTTCTTCTTGGTGGCCCTGATAGCCGCCGCCAGGGCCTTACGCATCTCCACGTCGAGAATGCTCTGCATCTGGCTCTGCGTGGACTGGAAGGCCCGCGTGAGCGGCTTGCGGGCCGGGCTCCCACGGACGGTGCCAGTGGCGATGAAGTCCACTGGGTAGCGGCGGACGCCGGGCCGGAAGAACGGGCCACGGGTCTTGAACGATGACAGGACGCCACGGCCGGTCGGCTTCTCTTTCGCCCGCTCAGTGATCGTGCGAATCCTGCCGCCCAGCACGACGCGACGGCGGCTGACCTGCTTCGACTTGCCAGCCTGACGCGGCTTCGTGCCGTACTCGACCAGGTGCGAGTGGTAGGCCCGGTTCGGCCCCTTGAGGACTGTGCCTCCGATGAAGGCCGGCGTGGCACCCTTCTGGCTCTTGCTGTTCACAGGCCGGCGGAAACCGACTACCACCACGCCGACCGGCAGTTTCGCTTTGTTGTTCGTGTACTTCCGCGACACCTGGCTGACGCTCGCCATCAGGTTGCCGGTGACTTCGCCCAGGGCGGCAACGTTCTTCCGCAACGCTTCCTGGCCAGGCTTGGCAGCCTTCTTCAATGCCCGAAGTTGGTACTTCGTGCTGATGTCTCGCGGCAGCCGCTTGATCTCAGCGACAACGTCTTCCAGCGGCTCCACCGCAAACAGGGCTTTCGCCTTCTTGCCCTTGCCGAGCGCCAGCTTGATGAGCGGCCGGTCGGTGCCGCCGGCGAACACTCGCGTCATTACGGCACCGTTTCTTGGCAGATGATCTCGTGTTCGCTGCGGTTGCCCCGCTCGAGCAGGCTGACGATCTCCAGCGTCCGGTTCCGCCACGCGAACCGCATCGACTGCGTGAGGCCCGGCAGGTATCGCATCTTCACCCGATGCGTGACCGAGATCTCCTGCTGCCCGAGTCCGAGCGACTCGCGAGCCGTGACGCCTTCCACGCTGGCCCAGACGGCAGTCGAGTTGTTCCACGTCAGCACCGTCTCGCCCAGCGTGTTCGTGGCCCCGCTGGCGATCTGAACCGTTACCCGCTCGCGGAGTTTGCCGGCGTCGATCATCGGTAGGAGCCCCAGCGTTGCGAGTCCAGCAAAGACTTCACGCCGAACTCGACTTCTTTGGAGATGCTGCCGACGATCACGCCGCTGCGGGAACCGTCGTACCAATGCCCAACCAGCATCAGGATCGCGTGCCGAATCGCCGCCGGGACGCTCGTGCCGCTGGCGCCGTAGCCAGCCCACCACGTGACCGTGACGGCGTTCTGGTCATCGAGATTCCCGGGCCACGTGCCGGCCCGCAGTTGCCGCACCACGCCGGGCGTCGCGTTCCGGTCCACCCGGTACTGCGTCGAAGACAGCGTCGCCGTGGAATCGTCGCCCAGCGTGTACGTGACCACGACAGCCGTGGCCGTGCCGCTCGTGGCCATCGGCGGCCTGGGGAGCTCGAACTCGTAAGGGAACGAATCCAGCCGCATCACGTACTGCTGATGCACCAGAGCCCGGTCGAGATACTCCTCCACCCACTCGCGAGCCGCCGTGATGAGCGTCGCGATGTAGGAATCGTCCGTCGCCGTGTCCACTCGCAGGTGAGCCTTGGCCTCTGCGAGCGTAACGGGCTCAACTGTCGGAGCGGTCTGGCGAGTCAGGCTGCGGTACTGCACGTGGGCGTCCTCGTTTGCGTGGCGTCGCGTCGGCGGTCTCGGCCTGGTGATCGACGGCGGCCGTCTCGATCTCGGTCTGCTTGTCCTCGACGGCGATGCCGCGTTGAATCCAATCGCGGGCCATGCCGTCTGGCACGTCTGGCAACACCTGCCCGCGACGATAAACCCGGTAGCTCTGCACCATTCGTATTTTCATTATTGGGGGACGCTCCATGCAGTTTCGGGACGTTTCATCGTGTTCGTGAAATCGTTCGCCCACTGGAACACAGGGGTGCTCAGGTTCTTCCCGGGCCACGTCACGACGTACTCGCCATGGCCCAGCACGACGCGGGGCGAGACAAAGACGCGGTTGCCGCTTTCCCGCCAATTCGCCCAGAACCAGATGTCAGAATCTCGTCTGCCCGGCCCCCAGCCCCCATCGGGATCTGGCTGCTCCCAGAACCATGGTTTCTTGCACCGCTTGAGTGCAGCCGTGGAAATCACTGTCAGGCCGAAATGGGCCGAATCCACCTCCTGCACGGGCTCGGCAAACCACTCTTTGTCCACCGACGTGCTGCCGCATTCCGGCGGATTGTCCAGGCAGCCCTTCAGCGTAAGCATCGGCCTGCCGTCTTCCCGCTTCGTCTGCAGCCCAGTGATGGCATCGCACTGGAACGTCATCGCCATCGCGAAGAGGTGTTCCACGTCTGCCTTGGTGAAGAACGTGTCATAGTCGATGGTCAGCAGATACTCGGCCTTGTCGATGAACTGCTCCATCACCCTGGTATTCACCTGGCTCCAAAACGCACCGACGCCCATTGTGGGGCGAATGCCCAGCGGCATGAGCGCCTGTGCCCAGGTGAAGTGGTTGGCCGTAAACGACAGCCTAGGCATCGAGAGAATGGCCTCGACGCGAATATCCACCTCCGTACCGCCGACACGAACGAGCATGCGTGGGCCTCACAAAGCAAACGGCAGGCAGAGCGATGCGCCCTGCCTGCCGCCTACTGTGCTCGTGCTGTCAAGCGTCAGCCGCTGACCCAGGTGCCGACGTTGCCAGAGGCAGCGTTGACCGGAGCCTCCTCGGCA